GACTCTGTAGAGTCGTCGGGCGCATTTTGTTTTGGAGAGTTATGAGCATTCAGGATTATCTCAATCGTCAAGGACATGTGGGGATCTTTGGTGATCAGATCGTTTCGCCGCGATTGGATGATATATCCGTTCAGTTTCAGTACAACGTGGCTAGCAATGATGTGACCAGCGCTGTGACAGGTTCTGGTGTGGTCGAGCATGACGGCACAAACTTTATGCGTGTGTGCGCAGGAACAGGCGCGGCGGCTGGCACGGCCAAGGCGACCAGCGTGGACACGGTGCGCTACCGCACAGGCCACGATATTTATGTTTATTTCACCTGTTATTTTTCTGCGCCCGCGGCCAACGGCAAGCAATATATCGGGCTGTTGGATGCCGTGGACGGGGTTGCGATAGGGTACAACGGTACCAATTTTGGAACACTTTACCGACACGGTTAGAGAGCGGGAGCTGTTCTAGTGGAGTATTTGATGATCCTGCCCGCTTCACACATCGCAGTTGTTTTTTTTCTGGCGGTGTACGTGAAGATAAGAAAATATGAGTACGAGCACGCGGTGACGAGGTTGATGATATCTGCGCTTTATGTTTTTATCGCGTTTGACAAGGATATGACAGAGGCCATGCGTCAATTTTTGGTGAGGTGGTTTTTGTTATTGCTGGGCAGTGTTGAAATTATTTCCTATTTTGTTCGGTTATTGGTGATCCGTGGACGTAGTTGAGATCGTTGTTGTTTTGACTGGCGTTATCTCTGTGATCGTGGCGCTGGTCTCGGCGCTGACATCTGCGCGCAGATCCGCATTTGAGGAATTGCGGCAGGTGGTGGACACCCTGCAAAAGTCTTTGGAAGAAGAGGAGAAACGCAGGGTTGAACTGGAAGCCGCTTTTATTGACGAACGCCAACAGCGGATCAAGATCGAAAACTGGGCAAGGAAACTTGTCCGTCAGTTGCAGGTGGCAAATATTGTGCCAGCTGAAATGGATGAAGATTAATGCTGAATTATTTGCGGTCCATCGAACGAAGCGAAAAAGCCTATCTGATCGGCTTGTGTTTGCTGTTCATTGGGCTGGCAATCAATAGCCTGCCGACCGCATTGACCGTGGTGGGCGCGGTGGTCGCGGCGGAGTCTGTTGTGACATCGTATCTGGCAACGTATTTTAGCGGGAAGGTGTAGCCATGCCTTTGACAACTTCAATGATCGCGCGCAATAACCAACAGGCAGAGCCAACCGTGAGAGTCAGCCCGCGCTACAGGGCGGAGAAGAGTTTCAGCAACGAAACGATCACGCCTGAAAGCGCAATCACATCATCCGCGGTGATCGCGATCTTGACGCTGTTGAGCCAGGACACGGCCAGCCTGCCGTTGATCTTGTATGCGCGCAAGGGACGGAACAAGTTTCGGGCGACAGACAACCCGTATTATGGGCTGATGCACGACCAGCCGAACCCCGAGATGTCAAGCATGATCTTCCGCGAGTTGATCGTGAGTCATTTACTAGCCTGGGGCAATTTCTACGGGCAGTTGATATGGGATGAGGCGGGAGTCGTGCGCGAGATCTGGCCGCTGCGACCCGACCGCATGACCGTGGAACGAATTGAGGGCGTGAAGATATACAACTATCGCGGATCGAACAACAAGCCGCGCACCTTTTTGGCGGATGAGATCCTGCACATTGCGGGCTGGGGCTTCGACGGATTGGTTGGGTACAGCCGAATCGCAATGGCGCGGAATGCGATCGGGCTGGCGATCTCTGCCGAGAAATTTGGATCGAAACTATTTGCAAACGACGCGCGGCCTGGTGTGGTGTACCAACACCCGACGCAGTTATCTGATATCGCATACGACCATCTGAATAAATCGTTCGACGCGAACAAGGGCGCTGATAATGCCTGGCTGCCGAAGATCCTTGAAGAGGGCATGACGATCAAAGAGATCGGAATCCCGCCCGAGGATGCGCAATTCTTACAGACACGCCAGTTCCAACTGGCGGAGATCAACCGCATTTTAGGACCCGTGCCGCCGCACATGATCGGTGATGTGCAGAAGAGCACCAGCTGGGGCACGGGCATTGACAGCCAAGAGCAGGGTTATGTGAACCACACCCTGCGCCCGCTGGCGGTGCGGATCGAGCAGGCTTTGAACAGCCAGCTGTTATTGCAGACCGACCGCGAGCAGGGTTATTTCTACGAACACCTATTTGACGGCCTATTACGAGGCGATATCGCGACACGATACGAAGCGTATGTAAAGGCGATCAACAACGGCGTAATGAGCCGCAATGAGGTGCGCGAACGGGAGAATTTGAACCCGCGCAACGGCCTGGATGACATGATGCAGCCATTGAATATGGTGACGGTTGGAAGCCAGCCTTCGACCCCCGCACAACAGAGCGCATTCAGGCCGTTATTGCGGGACGCGGCGCAGAGAGTCGTTCGGCGCGAAATGAACGACCTACGCGGCGCGGTGAAGCGGCATTTGAGCAAGGGACAGGACGCCGAGTTTGGCGAGTGGCGAGACGAATTCTACAGGGTGGAACACCCCGCGTTTCTACAGAAACAGTTCGCGCCGATCGTGGAAGCGTATTGCACGCTGTTCCAGCTGGGCGATGTTTCAGCGAATTTGAAGATCTTCTTCGATGGATTTATTCTGGCGCGTGAAGCGTCCCTGCGCACGAAGAGCGCGGACCAGATCGTGGATGCGTGTGACGTGTGGCTGGAAAACATGCCCGATTCTTTGGCCGACAACGTATTGACGATCTTGAATGGAGTTGAGAATGAATAAAACAAAAATCATGCCCGTGCTGTACAGCCTGCCTGTGATCGAGAAGTTGAACCTGCCGCCGCGGGTGGATGTGCTGCCGAAAATCGAAAGCGGCGAGATCGAATATCTAGATTTCAAAGCCAAGGTCTTCACGAACGGATTGAATCGAAACCCGTACCGCTTTCAGGACGGTGATCTGGCGGCGTTCGCGGCTTCGTTCGAGGGTCAGCCATTCCTGCGCGACCATGAGACAGACGAGATCGAAGCGCGCGAAGGCACTATTCTCTCTTCGATGTATGACGGAAGCGCGTTCGTGCAGGATATCCGCGTGACGACACGGCGCGGGATGCTGGATTTTATTGAAGGACGGATCGACCGTTTTTCGATCGGCTGGTTTTACGATGACTGCATTTGTTCGATCTGCAACAGCAGTTTCTTTTCCAGCACTTGCAACCATTGGCCTGGCATGAAATACGGCACGCTTGAAGGCGAAGTTGCCTGTGAGCTTATCTTCGTAAACCCAAAGGGCAAGGAAGTTTCTGCGGTGAATGTGCCAGCGGTTGAAGGCACTGGAATCATGGCGCAGTTGAGCGAATACAAACGTGAATTTCTCGGCGTGGATGCAATTGCCGAGTTAAAGCAAAACGCACTGGGTCTGGACAGCGGGCAGGAGCCTATGGTTAAGATCGTTCTTGAGAACTCCGCGCTGGTGCGCGAGAGTCTATCCAGAGAGCGCATGGTGCAAATTGCGAAAGCAAGTCAACTTGAATATGGAGGTACTGTTATGAATGTACGTGAGATGTTGAACGCGCGAGCCGCGCTTTTGGTTGAGGCTGAGGAGATCACAAAACTAGCCGACAGCGAAAACCGCGACTTAAACGAAACCGAACGCGCCCGCTTTGACGCGCTGCTTGGCGATGAGGGTGAGATCAAGAAAATCACCGATCAGATCAGCGTGATCCAAACTGAACGCGCGCGCCTGGCTGATGCACAGGCGGTTAAGTTCGAAATGGCCGCAGCTGAGAAGCCCGAGGCAGACAAGCCCGAGCCGAAGACCAGCATGAAACGCGATGAGTTCGACGCTTTGAGCGCTTCTGAAAAATCCGCTTTTGTTCGAGGCGGCGGAAAGATCCAAGATTAATCCTGACCGATCAATCAATCAAAAATAAATAACCTGGAGAACTGAGATGGCTAACACTATTACCAATTTGATCCCTGATGCGTACGCCGCATTGGATGTTGTTTCCCGCGAGCTGGTTGGGTTCATTCCTTCCGTGGCACGTGACGCGACCGCCGACGAAATTGCCGTTGGGCAAACACTGCGCGTTCCCGTCAGCCCTGCCAATGCCGCTGGCG